TTACCGGGCGAGTTTTCAAGAGCAGTTATGATGATGTCTCGGAAGTTCATTTGCCCACCTTCAGCGCATTCATATCCGTACCCTTAAACGGCATAGTCAAGAACGCCAGCACACTAGACATCGCAGCGGAGACTCCAGCCGCTACCGCCTTGCTGCCGTAGAGTGCCATCACTTCTTCACCTTCCTTGCATCAATAGCAAGCATGACCACATCACGTACCTTTTCAAGGTCGGACGTAGACAGGAAGTCGATGTTCTCTACAATCTGGTTGACCAACAGCATCTCACCAAAAGGTATCTTGACCTCAGGCACACCAGTATTCTTCTTCAGAAACTTACTTAGCCAACTCATGTTATTCACTTACCTTCTTTAGAGACTTCTCAATCAATAGGTTAAAAGCCTGTACTGTACGTAGGCCAAGTGTCCCAAGCAGAAATGACAGCCCCAACATCTCAACTGGCTGTTTCCATCCGAGTTGATGTGCAACAAGTGGAGTTAAGTAGATTGCTGACGCAGTCCCAGATAGAACGGTTATAACTCCTTGAAATGCATTCTTTATCTTGTTCCAATCAGTGCCGATTAACGCACCGATAAAACCTGCAAGCAATGTGTTCAAGTCAATTTGCAACTTATCCATTGATGTCCCTCGTCGTTTCACTGACTTTTCTCACCTCCGGTAGTTTAACTGAAAACACGGGTAGGTTGCTATCTTGTCGCATAAAGAAGGCAATCAACGCGGTTGTCATAGCGGGTATACCAGCACGGAGTCCTTCAATGCTAGAAATTAATAAGGCTTTAGTTACCGTGCCGTAGTTTGCGTTGTCAGCAATATGTAATTGCTTCCACGTTGAGTCAAATTCTGGTGCTGCACTAGCCATAAATGATGCTAGTGTTATAAGAATAAGACGCCCCCACGCTACGTTCATTATCCTTGACCTATTATTGGAGGGACTGCAAACGGACCACCTGATTGTTTAAGTCCTGCATCTAATTGCAAATACAACTTCATTCGACCTTCGTTATACCAGTTACGCCATGACAACCTGTCTACGAGTGTTGGGTCATCGATATTCTTCATTACCAGTTTAACGGCCGCATAAGCGGGGATAGTCTGCCTAAGTAAATCATCGGGAATAAACGAATAAGACTTGAGGTCATCCGTACCAGCAATGCCACTCAGGTCTACGTTAGGAATTCCATATCCATAAACTGTAGCAGTCATTGACGATGTTGAATTGTATGGGTAAAGGCTAATAGCATAATTATCTTGCCTGTACCAATACTGGACGTTTGCAACAGATGTTGTTACCGCACTAGCGTATGTAAGGTCGTTAGCACGAACACTAGATTCACTAGCGTGGATAAGACGTGTGCCACCAATATAAACGTCTGTTGGAAACCATATCGCACCAGACGTTGGGTTTGTGACAGATACAGTACTAAGAAATGCCGTACGTGTATTAGCACTATACGAGAGTGTTCCAGATGCTGGTACAGCAACGCACGTTCGACACATCTCTGCTATGGCTTCCATCAGAAACTGATTGATAGTCGCATCACTCTCATTGCCAGCAGCAATTGTTCCAGTACCGGAACTTACAGCACCAAGAGTTGTGTTAGTTGCTTCGTTAAGGAGTTTATAGACTTCCTTACGGAGTTGTGCGATTGTCTGTGCCATTACACTGCTCTCCGTGCGTACGTGGCTGCATATGACTCAACCATACCTAGCCGATCAACATATTGAGCCTGGTACAACTGGAATCCGTCAGCGTCTTTTGATTGCATTGCCCGTTGTGCTAACACGCCGTAAACAAGGCAGTCGTGAGCAATATCTGGTAGCGGGCATTCAGCATTGTCATTCATTGGTAAAGCAACGCCGTTAACATCGTATTGCCAATAATCACCGGGAATAGCGTAACCCTCAAGCATTAATCCTTCTGTGATTGCTGATGCTGGTGGTGGATATACGGACACCTTGTTCATACCAGTAAATACAGCAAGCGTTGGATATGCAGATGATCCGTCATTGCGGACCATGTCTACCTTGCGGTTATAAGCATCAAAAATACGCATGCGCTCCCAATTCCCACCAGTGTTTTTCACTTGTACGTTACGAACACGGTAGATATCGGGAGCGCAATACTCAGAAGTATCAGCAACTAGGTCAAGATACCTCCTGCCTGTAAAGCAGTCAGTTGATCTGGCTATCTGATTAGCAACCTCAATAATGAGGAGGTCGAGACCAAACGGGTCTTGGTCTGAATCAGAACCAAAGTAATGCCGTCCCAAAAGACGTATACGCCGTTTGATCTCACCTCTAGTCATTAGGAGTACGAACCATCCTTACCCTGTACGATGTGTACAGTGTAGGTAGCAGCTGCAGCAGTTGCCGTAGCAAGCGTGTCAACGATTGCAACTTGGAACCAGTTGTAAACGTCATTAGTTGAGCCGTTATATCCACATGGAACTGTCAACGGTAGATAAACCTCAAACGAGGATTTACCGTCTACTGTGTTCAACGTGCCAACGGTGGATTTCATAAACGCTGCATCAGATGGAGTCTGATGGACAATAGTATAAGTACCGTTGATTGCAGTAGCTGCAAGAAGTCGGACTTGAAACTGAACCGTACCAGCAACGGCGGACGTTACACCAGTCAGGTTAATCATAACCTTGACAAACAAACCAGTGTCACGAGTCATTGCCCATGGAGTGACATTCAATGGAGCATCAGCGTTAGTTGCGCCACTGCCAGTTGTTCCACCAAATGTGGTTGTCGCACCAGCACCAGAAGTTTTAGTTTTCTGGACAGTGTTAAAGTTAAGCAGAAAATCTCTTGCCATAATTTACCTTCCTTACGCTACCTTGATGTTGTAAACACGACCGATAGCACGAGTATGCGGAACCCACATACCTACGCCCCAATCGAAGACGATGTTGTGAAGAACGCCGTTTTCTTTGCTGAGACCAAGGTACGTTGGTTTAAACGGTCCGCTCTGCCAGCCAGTACAGTAACCACTGCCATAACGGACAGCGTAGATTGACTGAAGACCAGTTGCGCTTGCTGTTTCAACACCGGCTGCGGTTTCGTTACTCAATACAGGCGTAATACCATCAGCCTTACGACCAACAGTGCGAATTGTAGCAGCCTTGTACTTTTCGACAGGACGATCAAACGAGTCCTTGGTGATATCAAAACCAGCACCAATACCCATTGCACGGATAGCCCATTCAATACGGCGCTTCATAAGCTCCGATACATAAAGGGTTACGCCGTCACCATCCGGGCTGTTCATGTTGTCAAGCAACTGCTGGAGATACGCCATAAGGTTGTTTGCCTGTGCGGATGCAGTACCGGCTGTTACAAGGTCAACACCAGCACCATTAACAGACATTTCACTAGGAATGTCAAACTGATCTGGGTTTGCCAAGCGGTAGCGGAGGCCAGGGAAACAGTCAGCGTCACCAGTTGCGGCTGTTGGGTCATTCGATATGAATTTCGTATTGAAGTCATATGCAAATGCTTCCATAAAGATCTGAACCTGAGCCTCGATTGGATCTACGATGTTGTTCGGCTGATCGAGGAGAACGTGGTCAATCTGAATCTTGTTACGAACAAGATACATAGATTCTTCGTACTGCTTTGGCTTACCTTTAGAAACCGTTGGTTCTTCGTTAACTGTTGCCCAGTTAATCGTTGGGAGCGAACCGGATTGCTGTGTAAAGCGAACTCCGACCTGCCGAAGCGATGGGGACGTAGTCAGCGGGATGTCCTTAAGAGCATTCCACGTTTTGTGTAGAGCCTTCGTAATTTCTTTTACGAGAGGGTCATTTGAGATGATTGCCTGATCGGCAAGGGTCATAGCCTGTGTATCAAGCAGGACTGCACCGGATGCAATTGCCATTTTGTTCTATTCCTTATAGAGTTCCACGGCCTCTGGTAATGCCTAGTAGAGAGCCAAGACTTGTACGCTGTTGCCCGTTGCCACCGCCGGTAGGAGCAGACCTTGCGGTTTGTCCATTACCCATAGGTTGTGGAGCGCGTTTACCTTGATTCATTCGACTTGCAATCTCAGGAGCCAAAGACTGTGCGATTGTGCGAACCTGTTCGTGAACTGCTTGAGCTGCTTCCATTGGGTCGAAACCCGCCTGAATCAAGTTATCCACCAAACCTGGTGCGCGTTGTGCCAGTGGAAATTGCTGTACTGCAACATCACGTTGCTGCATCAACATATATCCCTGAACTTGAGACATCTGTTGCTCGTAGCGGTATTTGGCAATCTCTGCCTCTTGCTGCATTTGAGCGACAGCTGGATCAATAATCTGCGAATCAGCTAACTGTTGATATCGTTGGCGGATTTGATTTTCATAAGCAGTTTGTTGTTGCTGCTCCATGACTCGATCAATGTCATCCGCTGACTGATATCCCTGTTGCTCGAATTGTTCAATTACTCGACCCCAACGGTTGAGTTTTGTTTCGAGTTCGTCAGCCGCTCGAGCACGTTCGTTTACCTCACGAAAGCGCTCATATGGAACAGGTTGAGGAGTGGTAGGCTCCGCCTGATATTGGTCAAAATTATTCGACTGGACTCCAAGAATGTCATCTACAACACCCGTGTAATCTGGTTCCGAAGAATCATAACCACCATATTCCGCATTTTGACCTGCTTGCTCGCTTGTCGCCCATTGCGAGTTATCATCGGGACCGGCGTTTTCCCGAATAAAGTCTGTTACTGCGTTACCTAACCCAATATCGCCAGAATCCACTGCTGGTGAATCAGTGGTTCGTGTCACCATCTCTTCAGGCATTAAAGAGTTCTCCTTTTATTTTAGCACACCACTTTTCGTTGATTTACCACTAGGTGGTTTGGGTGTGTTGCGATCTGTTCCAGAGATCACATTGTTAGCAATGTCAGCTACGTGCTTCTGAGCATATTGCTCACCAGCAGCTGCTGTCTGTGCTTGAATCTTCATCAGGTCACCTTGAGTCTTGGCTTCCTGTACTGCTAGTTGTTTTTGCAAGTCGAGTTGCGACCGCATCTGCTCAGCTTCAGGATTAAATGCTTCCTGCTTTGGAGCCATCTGTGCCTGAATTTGTTGTTGCTGTAATTCCATTGCTTGCTGTTGCATCTGCTCTTGCTTCATCTTGTACAAGCCAAGAACCTCAAGAATGTCAGATGTTTCTGGTAGTTGAAGCATCTTGACTGCAAGTGCATTGGTATCAGCATCTTGTGGGTCACCAAACAGACCCATCTGACGCAATAGAAGAATCTTCTGCATTTTCTGTTCTGGAGTATCGTGCATCGAACTTCCGGGAACATAAACGATACGGAATTGACCACCTTCACGAATCTGATCGAATGTAATGACACCCTGTTTGATCTCGTTACGTGGATTTATTTGGTCATCAACAGAACCAATGAATGGAGTTATTGCATACTGTTCTACTAGTGCAATTTCCCACTCTTTAATCTTACTGATAGAAATTTCAATGTCAGCACGAATGTAACTATGCTGAGTATTGTCTGCACGTTGCAGTAATGTCACCGCCTCAGCAGGTGTTCCAGCAGGTGCTTGCCCTTGGCTTACATCATGCAGACCAGCAATATCTGCCATGTCTTTTTCAAGGGACTGCATAAACGGAATTAAGTCTTGTGATATTCCGGGCGCGCGCATGATTTGTGGTGGATGTGCACCACGGTCGTAGTAAACCTTTCGATAAATACGACTATTGTCATCGAGGTCATCACCGGCTTTGTCGAACGCATCCGCTCCAACACGAGACAAACGCTCAATCATCAAGTAATCTTTGTTGGTTTCAAACTGCTCTAGCCAACGACTGTAGATGCGGTTGTATGTCTGTTGTAGTGGGCATAGGTCAAAGCAAAGACTATGTCCATAAGGTGTGCCTGATCGAGGTTGCCATCGAAGTGGGATAAATGGGAACGTATCCTTCTTCTTGTATGGCCAGTCCCCAGCGTACAACAAAGCACGGTTAGTGCTTACGATGTAGCGTCCATTTTCGTACTGCGCAGTTGGTCGTTCCCAGTATTCATAAACGATAGCACAATGCTTGCGGCTATCAATGTTGTTGAGACGTGCACTTGACGGCTGAACCCAGCCGTTGCCGGAGCCGTTAGCACCTTCAAGATATGCGTCAACATAACCTGCGTTTTGACCAGCAATAGCGTCAGGTGATACTGCCTTACCGGCATCTCCATAGTTATCCGTAAACCAACTCAGTGGCTTAATGGATGCATGAATCATCCAGCGTACATCAGCATCTCTTTGTGCCGTAGGGTCAATCATCATGTTGAAACATGGAATGATTTCTTCCTCAACATCTCCCAGCGGTAGAGATTCGTAGCCTTTGATTGACCCATCGTCAATAGACATCTTAGGGACAATAATGTCGGCGTTGGCTTTCCAGTAAATCTTTACAAAACTAGTACCAGTGATACACGCCCAGCGTACACGCTCCTTAGTCTGAGTCTCTCGATCAAACTTACGTGTGTAATGGCCAGCAATAAAGTTTGCTTCGTCGGCGGCAGCTTGGTCTTTTGGATTCTGCGATAGCGGTACAGCTCTTGCGTCAGGTGCAACTTGCGTCAACTTACCAACAACACCATCAATAAGCGGTCGCATCTTATTGACCGTTACATAACGGTTTGGCTCTGCTGGGTTTTGTAGTTGAACAAGGTTACGTGTCTGGCTATTAATCCGGAACCATTGCCGACCTTCAAAGAATGCAAGTGCTTGTGCCCACTCTAATTCCATTTCCTGACGGGCGCGGTAAGCAGTGTCAAATTGTTCCTTGACGTAATTGACTACACGTGTTGCTTCTTCAGGTTGTTCCTTTGGGTCAACTTCCCACTTATTGGCATCGTGGTCAAGGGTAAGGTCATCTTTATCAGTAAGACGTAAATCGCCTACATCAAATGACCCTTTAGTTCCTGTGTTGTCTGGCATCTTTAAAGCAGTAATGCTTTGTTGGATTTCCGCCATTCCGGGTGGCTCCATAGGCACAGCCGTAGAACGGTTGTACATACTAGATGTCAGGGTAGGTCTCTTCTTGCCAAATCGTGGAAATTGAATTGCCATTACAAGTACCTGTCATCCTTGCGTATAAACGCCTGTAGTTCGTCGTGCATTTGTCTCCACCACCGCAATTCCCATGTTATTAATCCTAAAAACACGAGAATACCTGCTAACAACAGATACAGAATGATATCACTGGCACTCATACGAACTTGTCTTCCTCGCTGCTGCCGAGCCAATGCGGCCGGTTCGACTTAGCATTGGTGTGAGGACATTGAACAGGATATTCACGCCACATAACTCCATATCGAAAACTGTCCAAAGCATGGTCACTTTTAGTACCTGGGTCGAGGTCTTCCGGATCTTTAGGGTTAGCCATAGCGCCTTTAAGTTCACGGATAAGATTAGGGCATGCTCCACGTACTATGCGTAATCTTGGAACTATATTCCCTTCTTTCACACGACTTGCGACAAGCCATTCCTTTAATCGACGCCATCCAGCCTTACGGTCTTTTACGGCACGTACCGCTGGAAGTCCTCGTTTCCACCACACTTCTACTGGATATTCACCTAC